AGAACATATTGATTAGGTCTTTTGGTGTCTGCATTAATTTAACATCTTCTTCCATTATTTCTTATCGTATATGTTTAGTACATCATTTTTATCTTCTTCTTGATTGGCAGATATTAAAGTATTCAAATACCTATCATATCTAGTTTTAGCACCCTCTCCATAGAATTGGTAAACTTCTGGTATCACATCTAAAAATGCTAACCCCTCGAACTGCGCCGTGATCCATTCTGTATAATCTGCTTTATGTCTTTCAGCTTCATTTCTAGCATAAATTATGTGAGCAAATTTTACTAAATCTTTATCTATATTTATTAATTCATCAACTCCAGAATGCTCCAACATTAATTGTTGCCAAATACCATAAAATTCTCTAGTATCTTCTTTTCTGTCATCTTGAACTACTGTAACTTTGCTTTCAAATGCTTCGTATATACGCTCCTCGTATGTCTTAAATCTGTTTAATCCGTACTTACTCATAAATCCTATACCTAAAGATAAAAATTCACGTACGCCCTCTATTTTAGGTTGTATATCAAAGTGTTCTGAAAACTCTACGGCTAATTTTGCTATTTCTTTTAAAAGTAAATATTGCTTACTGGTTTTTAATATCCCTCTTACTTTCGCTCTTGGGTTATCTCGCTTTCTTAAATCCATTATGTACAGATTGACTTTTTCAACTGTAGCGTATGGAACATCGTCTGCCTCCATTGAGCGTTCTACTTTTTTCTTGGTCTTGGCTCTTAATTGTAAAATCTGTAAATATCTATCTGTTATTTGGAATGGTTGAGATGCCTCCAGAATACTATTTGCAAGTTTTATACCTGTGGTTCTACTGGTATAATTCAACTCGTTTAAAACTTCCGTAAGGTCGCTTAATTTAATATGCAGTACTGGGTCTCTATACATCGTAATTCAAAAATTCTAACATTGTTTCTTGCTCATTTCTAATAGGAGATTTTCTGTATTGCTCCATAAAGGCTTCCTTGCCTATTTCGTTTACATCTTTACCGCCCTCCATAACGTTTAAATCTACAACTCTAACTTTTTTGTGGGGCATTAAATCTAAAGCCAATTTTAGAGCGTGTAGATAAAATAAAACTCCTTGACCGTCTGCTCCTGCATCTGGAACGAGTGTAATTATATCGGCTTCGGATTTTAGTATCTTACTCATTTGTGTAGTACTCAACTTCCAACCTAGACTGGCTACGGCTTGCCTGCCTATTGTATAAGCATCTGTCCATCCCTCCAGTACAAAAACTTCATCGTATAAAAATAGTGCATCTTCATTAAAAAACACATCTCCTTTACCAATATCAAATTCTGCTTTTGGAGGATTTTTATATCGAAGAAAATTTCCAATATAATCTCTTCCTATGAAATAAATTAGTTTACCTCTTACCTTGAATGGTATTATTATATAACCGAAATAATCTTCTTGGTCTGAACCCTCTGGAGGAGATTTTGAAACGTAACCAACCCCCATTCGGTCAAGTTCCTTTAAATTAAATCCTCTTCCTTTTAAATACGCTCTGGCTCGTTTCCCTAGTGAGCCTGTTCCCTCTAAAAGAGAATTGAAACCAAATGGCATTTTCATTTCTGAAAATACTTTTGTGCTTCTGTCCGTATCAATGAAATCTAAATCTACAGAACTAGGTTTACATTCTCTTAAAATGTCTCTAGCATCGTTGTAAGAAACTCCCTCTACGTCCGCAACAAAATCTATTACGTGTTCTTGGTAGCCACAAATCCAACATTTAACAGTTCGATACGAAAAGTGTACCGCCATCTTTTTTCTGTTCTCTAATTCTGCACAAAGAGGACATTTAAAAGTGTGCCAACCTTTTGAAGTTTTCTTAATAGAAAAATTACTATTAAAATAAGTGTAAACTTGGTTTGGTGCTATAAAACTCATATCTAATATTCTTGAACATCCGTCCAGTCTCTACGAATGGAATTTCCTATTTTCATTTTAGATACTTTTTTCTGTGCTTCACTTTTAGCCTCTCTTTCGTTTTTGGTTGTTACGGTAACAAACTTATCAGATTGAAAAGTTGCGTTAACTCTATATTTTTTATTTGTCATATCTTAAAATCTTCCAACAATTAAACCAGTCTCCTTTACCCATTTTCTACTTACGTCATCATTTGGATAAAAAGTGTCTGAAAAATTTATAGTATCTTCTTCTATAGAAATTACTCTCAAAGGTGCAGAAGTAATTGAGCCTCCTACTTCCATTTCATTTAAAAAAGTACATTCGTAAGTTTCTAATTTATAGAATATTCTGAAAGGTCTATTATAATTTTGTGCAGGGTCAACTGGAACAAAATAAGCAACTACTTTAGAGTGTTTTAATTTACGCAATAGTACTTCTCTTTTCTTAATCTCACTAGCTTCATAAGGCTTAAACAGTCCAATTACTTGTGGATGTTTAAATATGCTAGATAACCCCTCTACTTTTTCAGTAAATTTTAATGTTTTCATTGTTGACTGTTTTTAATGATAAATCAAAGATACAAAAATTTTGTTTATAAACAAAATTATTTTTTATAAAACAAATCTCCTACCGCTCTTACTCCTTTTTTCATTTTACCTTTTTCAGATATTTCTTTTTTATAATACAACTTTAGGTGCTTACTGGTAGTTATATTTAGATTTAAGTGTTGAGGTACTTTAGTATCTTTTCCTGCGACTGGCATAACTTTCTCTTCTACTATTTTTGGTCTTATGGTACACACTCTATGAAAAGATATAGAGTTACCTTTAGACAACTCTTCTGTCATTATTTCAGATAATCTATTAACTACATACTCTGCGTGAAGTAATGTAATTCCATCTGTTTGTAATTTCTCTATGAGTGCAGTTTTTCCTATTCTAGTCATCTGTTAAATCTTTAGTTCGTGGTCTTTTTCTAGACTTTTTAGCTTCCATTCCAGATTTTACAATTTCAACTCGGTCTTTCCACTCCTCGTAATCTATTTCAGTAACGGACATTTTAGCCTCTTTTATATCAATAAAGCAAGCTATATTAGAAGATTGAGCAACCCCATCTCTTTGTAGTACTGGAACAATTCTACCTACTCCTGCCTGCTTTTCGTCGTCTGTTCTACAAATTGCAAATGCAGCGTGGCAGTTTGAAGCTTTTCCAAAATCTTCTGCAAAACCAGTCATATCAATTACGGCTTTGTTTACGGCATCTTTATTAACTTGGGACGGAGACATTCCAAAAATGTTTCTACGTTTCTGTAATCGGATGGCATCGTGATAAACTGCTTGTATCTGTAGGCGTTTCTCTTTGATGGTATAATCTTCTGGCTTCATTAAATCCAAATAATCGTAAATGATTATGTCTGGTCTCCAATTATACTCTTCTTCAATAGCCTCTAAACAATCTTCTACATCTGCCATACTTTTTGTATGTGCAGGATAAAAGTCTGAACGAAAATCTCCACCTCTCATCTTGAAACGTGTAATCATTTCTTTTAAAACCTCATCTAAATCTCCATCATTGTACTCATCCCATTCGGCTTCGAGCATTGCTTGGTAAAATCTATCTAAAATTCTATCCTCTCCATTCTCACAATCTACATAGTAAACCTTGTAGCCGTCCCTAACAAAATTCATTGCTAAATTTAGAGCGTTACCAGTCTTAAAAGATTTAGGAGCACCCATAAGAATAATAAGTTGAGGAGCATAAAATCCGCCAGTTGAAGTCATCCTATTCAAAGTTTTTAAATAAGTGGCTGTAGCAGTTATTTGAGTTCTTTGACCTATCTTAAATTCCTGTAATGCAAATTTACCTTTGTTAGCTTCCTCATCCTCGTTGTTATCTTCAAGTTTTTTAATTTTGGAAACATTTTTGTAAATATCCTTGACTACATCCTCATCCCCATTTTTTAAATCTAGCATTTTGTTGGCAAACAAATCCGTCATCAACTTGATCTGATATTTTTTTATTATCTGTTCCCTAATGAAATCTGAATTACCAGTAAATGAGATATAACATTCCCTAATTGTTTCAACTATTTTAGCATAAACTTCTTTAGGAACATCTGCTTTACTGTTCTGTGCTTGTAAATCAAAATATTCTAGTAAACTGGGTAAAGTCGGTTGAGATTTATACTTTTCTACAAAACCTTTGATAATTCCAAATACTGTGTACTGGTCATCTAAATCAAATATCTCTGGCTGTAATATCTCAACGTATTTTTTTCCGTTACGGCTTTGGACTAAAAACTGCAGCAGTTCGGTCTGAAATTCTAAAGTCATAGGCTAACTATTCTTTGCCTATTGCAGATTTTCAGAGTGCGTAAAGTTCTATAAAAATTTTTATTGCTCATTGACTGTTCTTAAAATTAGTTTTTTGACTGTTTTTGAAATTGAAAAAGTATCGGTGTAAGAACCCAGTCAAAAATTCCTACTATGCAAGTGCAATAGCTACACCGACTTTTTCTTGTACGTTGCAAATATATAAATTTTTTATTTAAACAAACAAATTTAATTTCAACTATTTTTATACTTTCCTCTGACATACTTCGTAGATATGCCCAGTTCCTTGCATTTATCAAGATACCATTGAAAAGCATCTTCTTCTTTTTTTCTATCTGTTTCGTAAACTTTTCCTCTGTACATCAACCTCGCTCTGAAATAACCATTTTTCTTTTTTCTTAATCCAGTGAATTTTGATTTAAACTTTTTTTCTGTATTTTTAATCCAATGCAAGTTGTTTTCTCTTACGGTTATATCTTCGAGATTATCAATGTGATTATTAGTTTTATCTAAATCTTTGTGGTTAATTATGCCTTTTATTTTTCCTTTGTAGGTTTCCCAAACAAGCCTATGTACTGGTAAATTATGCATCTTTCCAAGGTCAGAGTAAATACAAACTTTCAAATATCCTTTTTTAGTTTTATTGAATTTTCTTAATTTATCTTGCCTAATATTCTTAACTTTTCCTTTTTCTGAAATACTATATTTAGAAAAATTTTTTATTATATTAAATTTCATTTTTTGGTATTGATTTTATTGGGATTTAGAGACTGGAAATCCAATGGGGTATATATTTATATATATATACCCTAAAATTAGGTTTCCAAACCCCCTCCAATTACCCCACAAAAATAATAAAAATAGGGGTAAAGTACAAATAAAAACATAAAAAAGTTAAAAATTCACTAAAATTAAGGTTTAAATAAAACCACCGTAAACGGTATATAAAAAATTTAGAGTACCACTTACGGTATATAAAAAATTTAGATTACCGTAAGTGGTATATAAAACAAATATCAAAACCACCGCTTACGGTAGTTTGTGTTTTAGTATTTGTTCTATTTGTTCTGAATTTATACCTAAAAACAATGGTTCTAATTTATTGTCCACTTTTAGGCATAATACTGGTAGTGTTTTTTGATCTACTGGAATATGAATAATTGCTAACATATCGTTAGATGCTTTTTTAAGTAAATTAACCGCTTCTGACATCCTAGAAGCTATTTCTACTTCTTCTACTGGTTGATGTAAATACTCAATACAATATTTAGCATAAGAAGTAGGTACTTGTTGTCCTTTGTATGTAAAGTCGTGATTATGTAGCATCAAGGCTCTATTATAGGCTTCTTTTAGCGGTTCTAAATCTTTTTGGTTAAATGTCATACTCTTCAATTTTATGTCCCTCAAATTCTATTAACTTACCCATACCATTTTCATAGACATAAGCATCTTCAAACGTACTCTTTTTAAGACTGGCCCACACTTTTCTAGTAGTGTTATTTATGTCCATTGTAGTAGTTTTACTTTCGTAATATCTGTTGAGTTCGAAGAGCATATTATACTCTTCTAATTTTAGAAGTTCTGCATACTCTATAGTTCCTTTTTTGAAGTTTGCGGTCTTGATGTCGTTGTTAGGTAAATCTAAAAATTTACTAATCTTTAGATTTTCTGTAATATTCAACTCCATTAAAGCGAAAGGATGCTTTTTAAGTTCACTAGGATTGTCATGCCAGTCTATCCATTTTTGCATATTGATAACTGCATTAAAATTTCCAGACGGTAAACACGCTACTACTACTTGCGTAAATTCTTTATGGGTAACGTTAGCACACGCACTTCCGTATTCTTGACAAAGAATTTCGTAAGCTAGGTTAGAAGTACTATCTCCTACATAGCCCCAATCGAATTTAGAACCCTCTGGAGGCTTTATCTCTTCTCCATTGATAAATACGCTTCTAGTTAATCCAATACCGCTTAAAATGATGTTTTCTGCTTGTTTTTGCATTTTATTTATTTTTTATACTTCAAAGGTACAAAAAATTTTGTTTATAAACAAACAAATTATAAAGGCTTATTCGGTATCTTCTTTTTCTGTGAAGTTGGCTTCCCACCCTTTCATAGAGGGGCACCAATCTACTCTAATTTCTAACATAAAGTCGCACATATTTTCTACTGCGTGCATCATACCTTTAGGTATAGTATAACTTTCTCCATATTCTAAATATCTAGTACCATCTTCGTCTACTATTTTTAATCTCCCATTGGGAGTGAGTAAAGTAATAGTTTCGCTGCTTTTAGCGTGAATATGAGTAGTGAATATACCTTTTGGAGAAATTCTATACAAACAACTAGTTCTATCATCACTATCGGTAGTCGGTATAAATTTCCAATAATCTGTTTTACTGAATGGGAACAATTCCCATTGTAAAGGAATAAGAGGTATTGAAACCCTAGGAACATCTTGAAAATTTGCATAAACCTGCAAATCCCATAATGCTCTAGTTTTACTTAACATTGATTTTGTGTCCATATATTTTTATTAGGTAACTTTTTTGTGTAAATCTTCTAATCTATCTGCGTTAGTTTTTAGGATTTCATCGTTAGCTTTTAAAATACTGGCATTTTCACTATGAGTTTTTGATTGGCTTCTTAATAAATTCTGAACATCAGTTATCATAACGATATTAGCCAGAGCCTGTCCTTTGTTATATTTTTCTTCTGTATCTAATTTAGTTTTTAAATCAGATATTTCTTGTTTAAAATCTTTTATTCTATCATCGTTTTGTTTCCATAAATACCTAACCACTATTCCAGAGCCTACTAATAAAGAACTAACAATCCATACTAAAATAGTTTTTACGTCTGCTGCATCTGCAGGGTTTATTTGCATAAATATTAATAAGTTCTTCATATTCTAAAGGGGGTGTTTTGGTTTCTATGTTAATCAATCTGTCCTTTTGTTATTCCTATCGTATGAGTTCCTATTAAGTCTCCATTTCCGTTATAGGCTCTAAAAGTTACTGTAGCAGAAAGGAAGCCTTGCGAGTTATCTTGTGTTGCACCTTCTGTTAGAGTAAATCTCAAAGGAATAGAACTAGCAAGAACAGAATTTGGAACATCGTAAGTACCAGTAGTAAATAGGCTACCAGTAGTTCCTATTTCTAATAAAACTCCAAATCTATCAAATTGATTTGATCCGTTGTTATTTATACCGCTTATTACAGCAGTAAGTCTAGTAACTTGACTTACTGGATTTAGTATTAAAGAACCGGAATAGTCGTAGTCTGCATTAGAATTATTGGGACTATTTGACATAAAGAATACTGGAGTAAATATAACCTCCTCTGGGACTATTTCTGCTCTAAATCCTTTAGTATGAGTTCCGCCATTTCCATCATTTGCAGTTGCTGTAAAGTAATAAAAACCTCCACCATCTGCTAAAGGAGTTTGCATACCGTCTAATCTTAAACCTCTAATAGTAAAAGCATTTGGTAAAGTACCCTGCTCTACTTCTATAGAACTTCCGACTACTGGATTTCCATAAGTGCCACTAACAAAATCGTAACTATCTACTTCTTGTATAGTGTAAGTTAAAGTATCTCCATCCACATCAGTAGCATCTATGGCCACACTAATTTTTTTCCACCCGTCAATAGGAACTGGAACTCCCTCGTGAGTTGCATCTATACTAGCTGTTCCTTGATTTAATATATCATTAATTACTGGTGCAGTATTTGTTTGTTCTAATATTTTAACTACTACAGAGTCCGATTGAGTGTCCCCATTTCCATTTGTAGCAGTTAGAACAAACGTATAATCTCCATAAATGTCTAAAGATATTCTAGTTTCTACTTGGTCTATATCTTCAAATGATACTACTGCTCCTGTAGGTTTAGAAGTACAAGTCCAAGCTAAAGAAGTTATAGGAGAACCTATCGCTTCCGCAAACCCAGACACAAAGGCAAATTTAGTATCTGTAGAAATGAAAGTACTTTCGGTATCTTGTCCTGCATTCACAATTAAAATATCTGTGATAGTAGGTAAATCTTCTTTAATCCAAAACGAAATAAAACCTCTATTAAATCCAGTAGCATTAAAATCTGCACCAGACTTAATTTTAGACAGTATTATTTCTGCTTGTGTAGGTCCAATTTCAATATCTTCTATAGTGCTTAAATATCTACTCGAATTATCATCTTCAATCATAATTAAACTGGCACTTACTACCTTGTCCCATAAACCGCCTAATCCGTGATTTACTAAATGAGTATAAGGAGCAACACCAGATATACCCCAACTACCTAATTCTACAGTAACTGGATATAAAGGCAACGCTTTTCTTAATTTAAAAGGAGTAATTATAGTAGCATCGTTTTCTCCTGCTTTAGCCTCTGCTATAGTAGCAACTTTGGCAACCCCTTTACGAGTTTCCGTACTTGTTCTATTTGCTAGAGTTTTAGGAGTTATAAATTTTAAATCTTGTGTATCATTATTTGCTTCCGATTGTGTAGCCCTTTTTAATAAATAAGCCTCTAAAAATTTTAATGTAGTTAGAATTTTACTGTGGTCTGTTCCTGCTATAATATCGGCAGAGGTTGCTAATTTTGCAATACCTCTCTTTATTTCTGATGCCCAAACTACATTATTTAAAATGGCTTGGTCAACGTAAAATTTAGTAGCTGCATCTTGCTCTTCTGTAGGATTTTCTAAATTGATAATTCTATTAGAACGTGCATCTAAATCTGTAATAAAGAAACCATCTGATTTTTCTATAAACTCTACGTGGTTTCCAAATCTAGGCTGTTTGGCAGGAGTATAGGTAACATTGACGTTATTTAATTGGTCTGTATTACTTGGTAAATATAGTTCTCCTATAATTACTTGCTTTTCTTCATCTGGTAACAAAGGAGTTACTGCTAAAGCCTCAATTGAAACTTCTGTGCCCTTAATTATAGAATAGTAAGCAGTTTGACCTCCTACTGTTTCTATGTATTCGTGGTTAAGTACAATTAAGTCTCTTCTATGGAACTTATCTTCTGTAGTATCTACAGCTAATTGTATTGGGTCATACTCTTGAATTATAGTACCTTGTTTTGTACGGACAATTCCATACTTATCACTCCAATTTCCTGTCTTATTAACCAAGATAGCACCAGTAGTATTATGGTGCAGTTTTAAGACCATAGTATTATCTAAAGTTCCGTCATAACCTCTATACCTACCGCTATCAATAAGACCTATTAGCCATTGATTAATAGAAATAGTTAAATCGTCATCTTTAAAATTCCAGAACCTCTTTTGAGCCATTTTGTTAATATTTTTAGCCTAGAGTAAATTAATACTCTAGGCAATTATTTTTTATTTTTCTAATGCTTTTAACATTTCTTCTTCTGTAACTTCTTTAAATACGAAGCCCTCTAAATATTGGATAACGCTAAAAGGAAAATCTTTAGGAATAGATACAATATGAGGCTCTATTTCTACTTCTTTTTCAGAAAGTTTTTTAGCTTCTTTTGCTACCTTTTTAGAATTTTCTGGAGTGAATTTGTATTTACCCTCTTTGTCTATAACGACTGCTCCCTCGCTGTCAGTTAAACATAAGTCAACTCTTTTTTCTTCTAGCTGTTCTTGGTAGTTAGATTGATGAGCTTTAGTTTTGTTAAGCATTTTTTTAAGAGCAAACTTTAAACGAATATCGTCTTTAGTTTCTTTCTCTTTGTTCATTTGAGTTACGCTTTCTGCAACCCCTCTAAACGCTTGAATTTCGGCGTAAGTTTTTTTAATTGTTCCCATTGTGTCTTTGGATTTTTATTTATTATTAATGCTACAAATATAGTCAAAGCTATATAAACTGCGAAATATGTTTATAGAACAAAATTATTAGAATAATTATACCAGATACAATTCCTATTGTTTTAGTAGTTTTTCTATTTTTAGTAATCTTGCTTCAAGTGCTTTGTTTTCTGCAGTTAATGTTTTGACTGCTTCTACTACTACTGCAGTAACATTACCGTACGCGACAGATTTAATACCATGTTCATCAGTATGCACCAATTCAGGTAGTACTGCTTCAAGTTCTTGGGCAATAAAACCAATGCTTGCGTCACCAGAAGCTTTCCAATTAAATGATACTCCTCGTAATTCATTGATGACATGCAGTGCATTGTCATATGTCTTGATATTAGTTTTTAATGTAACATCAGAGTTTCCTGTAATATCGCCAGTTGCGCGAATAGTTCCTGTAACATCTAAATTGTATGTGTCATTTGTGTTGCCTATTGATATTTTACCAGACGCATTAACAATTAATCTGGTGGCATTTGCAGTAGCATCATAAATGCTAAAATTATTTTGAGTAGCATTGTGCACACCAGCAAGCAAATGATATTCACGACCACCGCCACCTGTGTTTTTGATTTTTAATCTTGCTTGGGATTGGTCAGCATTTTGTATTGTTTGCGATGCTGCAAATGTGTTAGCTGATGATAATGTTGCAGGTGCGGCTAAATTACCAGTATGCCAGATTGCATTGCCGCCATACGTTAATGCGCCAGTACCTGAACGGCCTAATGCAGTATTGTTTGCGGTGCCAAACACAATGTAACCTTGGTTTGCGGATTGTGCACCTTGTACTCTAAATGCATTTGCTAAATTAGTATCGCCAATCCATGCGTCGTCACCCAATTTAACATTTTGACCATTACCATTATTTGTTGTTTGTATTTGTGTTGCTGTTAATGTTGCTACTTGATTAACATCGTTGCCGCCCATATCCAAATCGCCACCAATTAATGTGTCAGCGTGTATAATTGCATCACCCCCAAAAGTAGCAATACCACTCCCAAAGTTTTGATTATTACTTCCATTTAAACGTGCTACATTGCCACTCAACCTTGCATCTGCTAAAGTGCCTGTGGTTATATTTGTTGCGTTTAATCCTGTAAGTTGTGAGCCATTGCCTGTTGGAGTTAGATAATTATCATCTACATATTTTTTTTGAATGTAAGAAAAATCAGTATAATTAGCTGACAAGTAACTTGATGAAAAAACATCTAAATCAACTCTTAACCCTTTTGCAAAATACGCTGTTTCCCCAAATCTAACGGATTGATTATTAAATTCAACATAGTTTTCAAAATAAGCTTCATCACTAAAAAAATTATCCCCACTAAAAGTATTTCCCCCACTCAATTTAGCAAAAGCATTACTATCTAAACCATTTAATTTGTCTGCATTTATTCCTAAACCATCGATTTGTGTCTT